ACGATCATTAACGTTACGCCAATTGAGCCTGGCTGGTCTGGCCATCTCACTATTTGTATTGTTAATCCCCTGGCTTTTCCCGTTCGCATTTATGCCAACGAAGGCATCGTGCAAGTCATGTTCATTCGTCTCAGTGAAGACTCACGAAGCGACTATGGAGATGGCAAGTATCAAAACCAAGGCGCTAACGTAACGTTTGCTGCTGTTTAGCTTGTGAGTGCTCTTGAAGATCAATTCCTAGGGCTATGGCAAGCTCATTTTCCCGATCTTCCATTGATTAGGGAATACAGCGACGTAGAAACGTGGGAAGCTGATTTTCAAGAGCGCTATGCAAAAAGCAAGCGTTCAAAGCGTTACAGGGCAGACTTCGCTCATCTGCCCTCACGTTCTCTCATTGAAATACAAGGAGGCACGTTTAATCGTGGCCGTCACGTGACTGGCTCAGGCTACGAGCGTGATGCTCGTAAATTTAATCTTGCCACTATGGGAGGCTGGAAAGTATTTCTTCTTACCAGCCAAACGGCCAAGGAAACTTTTTGGCTTGAGCGGATTGCTGCTTCTCTGCGAAGCGCTTAACTGCATCAGCAGCCTCGCCAAGAAGCTCCTCTGCTGCTTCTAAGTCATTTTCTTGGATTTGCATGGCTTGACGCAGCTCAAGATTCTCCTTGACCAGCGCAGTCACTGCTTCTTGCATATTGCTCCAGCCTTCCATCATCGTGCAAGCCACTTCACGCAGCTTGTCAATGTCATTGCATTCATTCAGGGCTTTCTTGTTGGCAACGAGAGCAAAGTCTCGCTCCATGCTCCGCTCAAACGGCCCCATAATGCCAATACATTCCTGACCATTGTATTTTAGGCCCACTGGAATGGAGAAAGTGCTCATTGCTTTTGCATTGTTTCGTTTAGCCTAGCCATGCAGCGATTTGGCAAACGGTTTGTTTATACGGTGGACGATGGGAAGGATGCCGTAAAATGCGGGGCGGGCTACCGCCCTTACAAGCTTCCTCGCACTCCTCGCAACCATGAATGGCTTCCAGGACAGCAAGTGGTGTACGTACAACGTACGGCAGCAGGGTGGATGCCATCTTCCATTGTTGGCACCATTGAAGGCTTTGATGCAAGCGGAAGAGCCAGGAAGGCCCGAGTACGCTGGCATTCAGCTACGGACATTGCTCCTACAATCAGTCTGCAACGGCTCAGGCCTCTCGCTTTAATCCATGGTTATTGCTGAAAAAATTGATCCCCTGATGGATGGCATCAGCATGGTGCGTCTCATCGACTGGATGGGAAGCTCTCTTGACATTGTTTGTGACGCTAGGCAAAGCTTTGATCAAACCAGTAGCGAATGGTCCGAAAAGGACCAGAAGCTGCTGAACTATCTCGTCAAGCACCAACACACCAGTCCATTTCGTGGCGTTGTCACCAAATGGCAAGTGAAGGCTCCACTGTTCGTTTGTCGGCAATGGTGGAAGCATGTTATTGGTGGCACGTTCGCCAATGACACGCTTGGTTGGAACGAGAAAAGCTTCCGCTATTGCGAAGCTGATGATGAGGCCTACTACATGCCTCGCGAGTTCCGTCAGCAAAGCCCCAGCAACAAACAGGCCTCTAGCGGGCCTCTGGAGCCGAGCATGAACCAAGTGGCGATGATCGAATATGCCAAGGCCCTAGAGCAATCCAAGCAGGCTTATAAGGCGCTGCTGACGCTAGGCGTGAGCAAGGAGCAGGCACGAGGAATCCTGCCAATGTCCACCTACACGTCCTTCACCTGGACCTGTAGCCTGCAAGCTTTGTTGCATTTCATTTCATTGCGAGACAAGGCTGACAGTCAAGGCGAAATTCAAGCCTATGCTCAAGCGCTTGCCTCTCTTGCCCGTCCATTGTTCAAAGAAGCCTTCGAGGCTTTTGATCTTCACCAATCTTCTTTCTAATGACTGACGCCGTGAATCATCCTCGTCATTATGCCAAGAATGGCGGCATTGAATGCATTGAAGCTATTGAAGCTTCAATGGAAAAGGACGAATTTCGTGGCTTTGCAAAAGGCAATGTCATTAAATATGTTTGGCGCTATGAAGACAAGAATGGCCTAGAAGATCTCAAGAAGGCACGCTGGTATCTTGACCTTTTGATTTTCTCCATGGAAAACGAAGCAGAGCAAGAGGCCGTTGAAGCCCTTGAGAATGCCTCTCAACAATGTGAAGGAGGGTTCTGCCCAATGCCAGGCGTGCGCTATGACATTCCTCCAGAGCCAATGTTTGAGCCAGTGAAAGGCTAAGCCGCATTGCAACAAAGGCCCCATAAGGGGCCTTTTTCATGCTCAATCTTTTGATGCAAGGGCAGCACAAGGCCCTTCTTCTCGCACCATTCTTCAAGGTCTTTTTGATTAGTGTGAGCGCTAACAAAGCTATTGCAATACACCCACGCCATTACAAGCTCCTCTCGCTTTTCAGTCCAAAAAGGCTGCACGCGCCACCATTCCAACATGGGCAAATCGCCCTTCCTGAGATTGCAACTCTTGCATGCGGGAAGCATGTTCCAGCGCGAGAAGTGTGGACCACCCTTGCTCTTTGGCACAATGTGATCAATTGTAAGCTTTTCTCCCCATTCGCCACAATACGCACAAGCGCATTGCCCTAGCGGTCCCCTCAGAAAATAGTCTTCAAAAATACTCTTGCGAAATCTACGTTTTGCGTCACCAGGGCGAAGTTCAATGAGAGAATAAAGCAACTCATCGGGACCATTCGCTCTCGGCATGGCGCTCTTAAATTGTCTTGCCCATAGCCTAACGCTAAATACTGGGCAGTGAATTTTCTATAGAATACTCTTATTAAGCATTGGCCAATGGACAGCTTTAAGGACGGCTTGGCCAATTTTGTGGCCACAGTAACAGCGGGTATGTTACTTTCCACTGGTGCAATGCTCATGACAGTGGGAGCGCAGCAAGCTAAAGTGACAGTGCAAATTGAAAGCATCACCGAGAAACTAAGTGCTCTAACTGACAAAATGAGCGATCTTGAAACGAGGGTAAGAAGCTTGGAGATAAAACGCTAGGCTATTTGCATCCTCTTGCTTTTAGCATCATGAACGGCATTGAATGGTTCGTGATTGGCGGTATCCTCGTGGCCGCGGCTGACCAAATCATTGAACGCACTCCCTACAGGGAAAACAACATCATTCAACTAATCCTCACTGGCCTTAAGGCAATCTTCCGCGTCAAGGACTGAAGTCATGAAGGCGGAGAATCGTGCCTTCTGGAACACATGCTTCGCCATTGCCAAACGCTGTGGCGCTCGCTATCCAGAACTAGCTGCAGCTCAGTGCTGCTTGGAAAGTGGTTTCGGGCGTCACACGTCTGGCAAGCATAACTACATTGGCGCAAAAGGAACTGGCACTACAACTACAACGCAAGAATGGTACGACGGGCAATGGGTGACAATTAAGGCAGGCTTCCTTGATTTCCCTAGTCTCGCTGCTTGCATTGAATATCTTGTAACGCGCTGGTACAAAGACTATCGGCAATTTAAGGGCGTTAATCATGCGCCAAATCGCTATGCCGCGGCCAGGATGTTGAAGGAACAATCCTATGCCACTGATCCTGATTATCCTGCAAAGCTGTCTAAGCTTATGAAGGAATATGCACCAGAGTCAACAAAGATGACAATGATTGGTCCCAAGAAGCGTCCGCAAGATTTTGGCTTCAAACAAGGCGATTCCCACCTCATTGTCAATGATGCTGTGGAGACGATGAAAGCTTATGCCCATGGCGGCAAGTTCTTGTGGGAAATTCCTTGCCTTGCTCGCGGACAATATAGCGATTTTGAATGGCGCATCAAAAATTCTGACACTCCTCCGGGTTTGTATAAACTAGGCGCCATTTATCGAGACTATGATCGCGTTGGAGGCAATCCAGCATATGATCGCACTCTAATGTCGTATGGCTGGTATAGCTTCGACATGATTGAGCTAGAAAATCAAGAAGCCGGCAATGGCAGGGCTGGCATCATGATCCATGGTGGAGGTAGTGCTCTTGGCTGGCCTGGTGCATGGGCTCCTAACCAAACGCTAGTTCCCACTCACGGTTGCGTGCGCTGTCGAAACATTGATCTTCGCGACAAAATTCTCCCCCTCACAAAGACTGGAACAGTTTACGTGAGCGTTTTTCAGGAAAGTCAATGAATTGGCAATCTTGGCTCAATGCGCTCTGTTACGAGCTTGGTCTTATGGCCGTTGCAAAACGGCCTTCTCTTGCTCTTCAGCTATGGTTCAAGCAGCTCATGGCTTGGTGCCGTCCAGACTGGGCAGAATGGAAAACAAAGACCACGCTTAAGGCCGTTGATGTACAAGCCAAAGCCTTGTCTGATCAATGGAAACAAGAGCATAACGAGCGCGTCGCGGACGAGCTGAGTCGCAAAGCGCAAGAGCTATTCCCAGCATCAAAAGTAACGCCACTGCTGAACGCAATAGTTCCATCAGTCCTCATTGAAACAGCCCCACCAGACGACGCTAGCGAGGCTGTAAAGGCACTTGGAGGAGAGCTACGGATTACTTACCAGCTTCCAAGCTAAGAAGCGCCCTAAGGCGCTTCCATTTTGCTAGCTCAGTTTCGTGATAGTCTTCCCAGCCTTGGATGGCATCGCTAATGCCTTTGGCTGCAAGAGCTGGATTGTCATCTGACATTAGATCGCCCAAGGTTTCAGACAGCGTTTCTATTTCCTGCTTGTACCATTCGCTTTCTGGAGCAAAGGGAAAGGCCATGGGAAAGGCGACACAGTGCTGCCTTAGCTTAACCAATGCCAGCGAGAGAAACCATTGCGACTAATCGCACGGGGCTGGAATTTACTGCGTCACACCGTTAAGAACAATGATCCAACCGCGTGATTTAAGAGTGCTTACTGCTGAACTGATATTGGGTGTGCCGCTGCTTGCGTTGTAGTCGATGGTAATGGTGACGCTACTGCCGGAACCAGATGGAGACCTGCCAGAGGTAGCGATGCTGTTGAGGATATTCTCTACGCTCGTAGCAGACAGCGAAGTACAACCAAACCAAGTATAATAAAAACAGTTGGTCCCAGGTGTTGCGGTCCAGTTATCAAAGAAATTAGCAGGGAAGTTTACTAAGTTTGAGCAGCCAAACCAAGCAAAAGAAAAGTTGGTGACCCTGTTTGTCCCCAAAAGTGGAAAGCTTGTTAGTCCTGTACAGCTAAACCAAGCTGAGTTTACGGCAGTTGCACTTGACATATTAAGCGCAGGAAAGCTGGTTAAGCTCGTGCAATCCTGCCAGGTACCAGCAAAACTGGTTCCGCTAGAGACATCAATCAAAGGAAAACTGGTAAGACCTGAGCATTTGCGCCAAGCACTGCCGAAATTCGTGCCGCTAGATGTATTAAGCAACGGGAAACTGGTAAGACTTGTGCAATTTTGCCAAGCGCTTGAAAAGGTGGTGCCGCTAGATGTATTAAGCAACGGGAAACTGGTAAGACTTGTGCAATCTCGCCAAGTAGTAAAATAATTCGTAACTGCTGAGGTATCCATGTTCGCCGACACCGAAGACAGCGAAAATAAAGCATAAAATGCCTGGCTAAGGTCTGTACCAAAAGACCACCCCGGCGGTGTGGCGCCAAGAGATACGACTTCTGCGTTTGAACTGCCTGTCCCGTAATCAAAGCGCGGCCTGAAAACACCGCTGTTTAGCTTGACTTTAACCGTATAGCTTCCGCTTGACGCGTAGGTGTGTGATTTCACAAATGTGCCTGTTGCTGAGACGTTTGTATCCGTCTGGCCGTCGCCCCAGTCCACGTCGTAATTACAGGTGGATTCTGTTCTAAGTGACCAGTTACCATCAGTCGTTGTGATCCCAATGTCCCATGTTGTCAGTGCGGGGGCAGCGGCGGAGAACTGATAGCTATTGATGTAGACGACGCTCATGGTTGCAAGCGGTAGATCGTGTTTAATTTGTATTGTTGCATCAGCTTTCCCAGCTCCGTCAACTGATCATCGCTCAAAGTCATCTGCCCCAGCAAAAGCCAGATAGCGTTCTGCATTGCATCTTGGTTCTCGCGATAGTTCATACAATCTTGGATTGCAGAAACAAATACCGCCAATGCACGAGCTAACTCTGCTGTTGCGGGTACCGCCAGCAAGCCTTGATATACATTGCTGCTGAGCAACGCAAAATAGAAACCTTGGTAATCGAGCGGAGGCGGTGGTAATTCAACGACTTCCCAAGTCCACTGCCACTCACCAGCAGCAAGATCGACTGCGCGAATCTCACGGAGGAAGTAGGTGCTCTTGTCGTAATCAGGACGTTCTTGCCGCACAACACGCAGCACCTGATAGCGCGGATCCAGCCCCTGCACAGGCTCATTATCAGCCCGTGGGTAATCGAGCACCTTACTGGTCTCGGAATCATAAAGGACAAAATTCTTCATTATCTCAGCTCCTTGTGACATAGAGAGTCACCTTGAGA